TCGTCGGGTTGCTGTAGACGCACTTGCTCCCAGAAAGAGTCCATCCTGTCCTTTATTATAGCATAGGCGTGGTGATTGTCAACCACCATTACGCGGTCTCGGTCGGTTTTTACGAGTTCCCAGACCAGTTTATCGAAGGTGGGTTTCATAATATCATCCTCAATATATCCAGTGTGTCTCGAACTTTTTTCTCGTCGTTTCGCTCATAGGCCGTTATCACACCCTCAAGCAAGTATCTCAGGCGGTCATACTCGCTCAGCAGTTCTTCAATTGCACTGCCAGCTACCATACCCTTAGATTGCGCGGTGTCACGCAGTTGTCCCACGATAGCATGTGTCATTAACTTCCTGTTGAGGTTGATGTTGACCACATGCCTGGGTTGCTCCTTTGGAGGTGGCGGGGGTGGTGGCTTTGGTGCAGTAATTACCCTACCTCTATGCCTTGGTAGCGGGGTTGGTGCTTTAGTTGTCATCTGTCAAATACCTCCAAGCATCGTGCATGGCATCATGGGCTTTTTCCCATAGTTTTCTGAGTTTGGGGTCAGCAATCCTACGAGATGGTATATACTCACAGACACACTCTCCAACGCCATGGTATACACACTGGTCGTAGACTTCCCGATTGTCAATTGGTCCAGATGGTAGGTCGTCTGGTGCCTGTATAGATGGCATGCCTTTGGGTTGGTCAAATACCCACAGCCCAGGGACGGGTACATACTGCTGCCCCAATGGATGTTTGGTTTGTTTAACTCCACTGACTAGCCTCTCCTGCTTAGGCTGAGCGCCGAACTCATGACCACACTCACATATTTTAGTACGACAACCATTGGATTTCCCACATGAATCGCAAATCTTCATTCCTTTGGGCATAGCGTTAACTCCCTGGATTTTGGTAGTAGTCAATCTTATGACCTGGCGCAGTATCTTCAAGCATTACCGTATTCATACCTCGTTTGCGAGTCTTTTCAGCAATGTACTGACATGTGGTTTGACAGCCCTCGGTGTGAGCCGGATTCTTTTGAGTACCATACCAACACACATACTTACAGAACCAATGCTTATTGGATGGTGATTTGAGCTTGGGGCGCACGTTCGTCTTGATAACCTCAAAGCGTTTGCGCAGCATCTTCATGGTGTCTTCCATGTCACTCTCGTCATATGCAACTGTATAGGGGCCTTTTGTTCTGACGTAGTTAATGGTCATGGCGAAAGTCTTCACGTCGGGATAGAGCTTCTGTAATGCCCAGTGATAAATGCGCAGTTGTGGGTCTACTGTAAAGTCCTCAAAGCACTTTTCTTTGCCCGTTCCCCAATCCAGGCACTTGCCAGACTTCCAGTCAATCACTTCATACATAGTGGGAAAGATGCGTGTTACGAGGTCAATGGTGCCCCTTACTCGCAGGTTACCAGTGAGCACTTCACCTGTTGGCATCTTGTACTCATAGGCAGCCCATGGTTCGTCAATCTCGAAGTCGAAGTGTGGCTCGGGAGCAACAATATCGCGTGAGCGTGGGTCAAACATTCCGTCGTAGTATTCTAGCGTGTCGCAACACCACTGCCAAATCATGGCCTTGTCTTTGTCGGTATATGGATGTATGCTCTTATTGGGACTAGAGTAGTAGTTGAACGACTTCTCAAACAGTAGTTCAACCAATTGTGGGTCGAACAGCCGGTCTTCATTTATGGTGAGAGTTCCACTTACGTCATCGGTGAATGTGTTTTCGCCATTCTGCACGGCCAGTTTTGCCCATGCCAAACACTCCATGACCTTGTGTAGTATCGTTCCCATTTCTGCCTTTTTCCCACTGGGTTCTGGTAATCCCAATACGTAACTCAAAAAATACTGCTGATTGCATATGGACCAACCATTGTATGAGCTTGACCGAAAGTATGTGATTATCATTTCATTTCCCGTCTGGTAAGTCTTGACGAGCGAACCACTCCCAGGTATCAAAGCCCCAGTCGCGTAGCAAATAGTTGGTCTTTTCATTTTGTTCAACGATATTGAGTTCACGATTGTCAAACACGTGGTCAAATCCAACATAATTGTCCAGTGCCGTTTCACTCGCGTGTTGGTCTCCATCTGCGAACGGAGCGCGTAGGAATCGCATCACTTTACCGCCCGCTGCTTGCACTCCCTTGACCTCGTTGGGGAAGCGACAGTCGGTAATGACGGCTAAGTCAGCACCATCCTCAACTGTGTTTCTGAGACAGGCATCTACCCATACGTCGCCGTAGATTGTACGGAAAATGTCTGTGCCCATTACCTGTAGGATGTGACGACCGGTCATTGGCAGTTCAGAGGTGCCATTGGCCTTGATGTCATTACGTGTCTTGTCCAATAGGAACTTGTCAAACTGTTCCCATTTGAATTTTGTTGGAGCATTCTTTTCCTCATCTGTGCCATTGACCTGTTTGGGTTCCAATCCAAAAATGGCGCAGGCCGACATCTTGAGTATGTCAGCAAATGAGTACAGTTTTACCACTGGCCACACGTACTGTGCTAGGAGTTTCTGCACGTTTGGGTCATGACTCAGTGGGTCAAAGACGCCCTCGGAAAGTTCATCATCAATTACAGCAGGAACAATGAGTCGTCCCATCTTGTCAATCTTAATCCACGACACCATATCTACGGCAACCATTTGTTGTCCGATAATCCAATTGGCGGTGGTGCTTTTGCCACTCTGTTTTTTCCCGCTCAGGCCAAGTAACTTAGTCATGTTAACAACTCCTTAAATTTGTCATGTTTTCGAGATAGACACCAGCATTTATTGTCATATATTCTGTGATATATTTCAATAATCGTTTTTTTATTACACACATACCACACATGATATTGTTGTGTTTTAATTATTTTGCCATATTTACTTAAACCGCAGTATTGCAATAGGTTTTGTAGTGTTTTTTTGTGCTTGGCTGTAATCGTCATTTTGTGGTCTACACATACATATTTACCTCTTTGTCTGGTTAGGATTGATATACAGCCATCACCGTCAAACACACCAAGGAAAAAATACTTTCTGAGTTTGTGTGGTATTCTGGGTAGGGCTGTTAAGTATGTTTTTCTCGGCTTCATGCCTAGTCGTACTAACTGTTGTATCATATGTTTAGAATCAATAGTCAACTGACAAGAATGATGACCCTTTGATGTTTTTTTGACAATGGGAAAATTACCCTGTAGTTCTTGCTTAATGAATTCCAATATGCAAATATCTTTAATAGCTAAGCCTATTGTCAACCTGTATCTGTTGCGTTTGGTATGGATATTGCCATCTGCAAAAATAAAACCCATTACATATGCTTTGTTGGGTGTGTCAATCTTATCAAAATAATGATGGTTAAAATCATATTTGTATGTTCTTGTATATTGTCCTTTGGGTCTGGGTTTTAAGACAATGTCATTCTTCCTAGCAATATACTCGACTTGTTTAATGATTAAACCAAGGTGACTAGCTATTTCATCACGAAATTTACGTTGTGCATTCTTGATAATGTATTCCACCTGGGTGTCAGAAAATTTATGGTGCATAATGGTATCTCCTTGTGTGGTTGTGCCGCACTATATTATACACCAAAATCCTACAATACCCCAACCGCTTGGTGAAAATTCTCTATCTGTTGTAACATTGGAACAATGTCGTCAGTCACTTGGTCAGTTTGCAGGGCTCCCACGTCGTCAGCCGCCAGTGTTGGGAAGTACAGCCTGTGGGTGCGCTGTAGCTTCTCCTTGATGTTCTGCGCCGCCTCTCGACCAGCCTTGTCATTGTCGGTGAGCACGACGACATTCATTGCCCAAGAACTTTCAATCAGTGCTAGCTGTTCTTCTGTGAGTTCAGTACCAAAGATTGCTACGCTGTTTTTAATACCGGCTTCTTCTAGTCTCCATACATCCCCTGGTCCTTCCACCAATATAATGGTGCTGCTGTTTATGATGGCTTGGCGAGCAAACCACAGGTTGTATAGGTGGTGTGCTGCTTCAAATCCAGGAGAGTTTTTCCACTTGCATGCGTTGATTTGGTCTACGATACGAGTAGGACATTCTTGGTTCGGCTCGTGATAGTAATGACACGCTGGACATTGGTTCCAATGACTTCTGCCACTCATACCCACTATTGTTGTGTGTTCGTCGTCATAGATTGGTACCACAGACCTATTAGTACGACTGGCGAAACCAACATCATAACGGGTCAGGATATCAGGACTATAACCACGGTCTATATAGTATGACGATGGAATTTCTACAGCTTTGTGATAGTGCTCGGGGGTCCACACCGTTGTGGGTCTGGAGTTGGGTGTTATGTTAAAGCGCCGTGTCATATTATTGTAACGTTGTCGTTCTAACGTGGCTGCATCAGGAGTCTTAATGTCTGCGAGACTTTGGTATCCGAGGAACTGTGCCATCCAGTCTACGGCTTGGGTCCATATCATCTCTTTTGCGCCGTTACAACTTAGCACGCCATGGACAAAACCCACCAATGTTTTCTTCCACGTGTTGTGACAGTTGTGAGTTCTACAGAACCAAATGCCCCGTACATCGTCACCTTCTGGATAGATGTTCCATGCCCCTGGGTTATCGCCACCGTGAATCGGACATGGACCAAACAAACGCCTATTGCTACGTGTGTAGTCCACACCCAATGCCGATAGCAAGTCTTCTATGACCTCGCAGCATTCATCAGTTACCTGATTTACTAGGACTTGGCTGTACTGATTCATCTGATTCCTGGTCAAACGGTACGTGGTCTGCGTCATTCACGGGGTGGTTCTCTTTTTCGCGTTGTTTTACACGAGATTTCGTTTCACCCTCTTGTATACTACCAAATCTACCCTCGAACCTTATGTTGATGTAGTCTCCTGGAGATAGACCCTCGCCATGGCGTGCGCTGATTGGCACCAACTTGCAATTACCATACTGTGGGCCGGTGTCGGCAATTTCTTCGGCACTCTTGAATTTATAGACAGTGAAATTGGTTACTAGCCAAAGAACACGGTCGCTACCAGAGATAATATCAGTGGACTCACGGTCGATGCCATCTCGGTTTAACTGAATGAAGCTAAGCACGGGAACATCATGACGTACGGTGAAGTTGTGTAGGGCGCTCATCATGAAGCCCAGCACCTGATACTCTTTCATGCTGCTATTCAGGCTGTCTCCCGTCATCATCTTCATATAGTCATAGAGAATAATGCAGTTGTTACGATTGCCCTCTTCGTCGAACCCGACTTCCTTGGTTACCCAGCGCCGCATTATGCTGACGATTTCCTCGAAGGGCTTACCTGAGACATTAAGGTAGTGGAAGGGCATTGGGGGGTTTTGTTCATCACCCACAAGAATTGCCGCTGCCGCCCGAACACTTTCCTGCTTATGGTTTGTTATGGAGTATTGACCAGTTTCTAGTTCGGTAATTGTGACTTGAGCGCCAGCCCTCAAACACAGATTGGGCAACATACGAGACCAATGGTCTTCCTTTACCATTTCAGTGTCGAGGTACAACACAGGAATGTTGATTTGACCAGCTATGTGTAGACCTATGTTGGCTGCTAACATGGACTTTCCAGTGTTGTGAGTTACAATGAAATTATCGGTCATAAATAGTCCATCATTATTTTCTACCGTGATACATCTAGCGTTGTCAACACCCATAGGAGTGATGTCTACTATGGTTCTTTTTAATTCTCCTATTTTTCGGTCAGTATGTAGTTTATGTTTTCTTGTTAGCTTGAATGGATTATATTGTTCAGGTAATCTGATTTCACACCGATATGATAGATGTGGTTTGTCATTGTATTGACCGACTTGTTTGTTAATACTACATAATCCTCCAAGTGACTGCACTATTGTTTGCACATTTTTGGCAAGTTCTAGAGATATGGTGGAATATCTACTACGAGATTGTTTGCTTCTTGTGTCCAGTGTGCAATCCCCATCTGTATCTAAAAGCCCGCGCAATATCTCCAGTCTAACATCAATGTCATTATAGATATAGTCATGTGGAATAAATTTATGCAAAGCCTTGATTTTATATAGCCCCAGTTGTCTAATTGTGTTTTGTAACCCATTTATTCTATAGGTTTTACATGTAGGTGTATCTATCTCTAATTTGATATCATTTGATAATGTTAGTTTGATGTACTGAATGAGTTCAGCATCACCAGTACTAAAAGTAATGGCGTTTCTAAACGAACCGTCACCAATCAATAGACCCAGCACATATGGGTCAAGTACTACATCCTTATGATTAAATTGGGTTGGTGATGGAAGTCGGATATCCCACTTGTGTTCCTGCTGGTTGCCTATATGTAAGTCACCCATTAGGTCTTTGGTGGTCTTATGATATGGGGTTTTTTGTTCTAATAATTTACATGGGTATCTCTTATATACTTCCCATAGGTGGTCACCGCAGCAGTCCACAAAATCACCATCTCGGAATAACACGCGATATATCTGTGTGTGTGGATGGTCATATACACCTGTTGCGTATGTGGTACCCTCAAAGGGATGCAGTATCTTATCTCCGACCACTATATGCTCAATTGGACATGGACCATCTGGAGTATAAACTGTAGAACCATAGCGTAGTGCCTTTGGCCGCGCCCCAATCATCGAGACTGTCTTACGACGGAAGCCACCTCCAATTGCTTGGTCGTAGTATTTCATACCACTGCTGATACCAACAATATCAACTGGATTGGCTTCGAGTGCATCTAGATACTCCATCAAGCCTTCACCAATAAGCTGAGGAGTGGAAGTTTCGTCGTTGTGGAGCAGGCTACTGAAATCAAACACAACTGTTTCAGCCAAGCCTAGAATAGTCTCGATAGATTCAGTGCCCCTAATGTCTTCCAGAGACATGGCAGCTTCACGAAGCTGGTCACGGAGTAGGCGACCAACCTGGAGTTTTCTGACCTGGGCTCCCCAGGTTCTCACGTTCTCTAACAAGACACGTCCTGTCATCAGACTACGAATATGGTTAATGTCCGCAGCCTTCTCGAAGAAGGTGTCGTATCCCAGTTTACTTGCGCAGGCCATGAGGGATGTCTGGTCAAATTGCCGCATCTCTTTTTTCTCATATAGGTGCATGATGCACTTAAACACCGCCTGGTTCAATGGGTCGGTAAAGCTACCGGCATCCAAAAAATCAGCAACGTCCAACAGTGCATCCTCACCGTATTGAAAGAGTCCACAGAGCACAGCACGTTCGGCTGCACGGTCTGCCATCTTTTCCTCATAGTATTCCAACAACGAGTTATCTCCTTTGTTGTGTGTCCTTGCCTCGTCGGGGAGCCTGATTGTTCATGTTCGCATTGCGTGCTGCTCGCATGACTTTAGCGCGACCATTCGGTGTGTTGCAGTTATTACACTTGTAGGTGTTGTGTTCTGGGTCTGTATGGTAACCTACCGATAATCTTGATGCAACCGTCTCTTGCTTGCCACACAACTTACATATCACGGGAACTAGCGCTCCAGTGTTTAGGCCCATGTCTTCATCACGTATCAACCCACGTGGTCGGATAGACTGGATACCTAATTTGGGGTCGTTGGGGTAGGCCGTGACCTTTTCGTCAGCGAAGGCTTTGCCGTTATCGCGGAAGCGATTCTTGCGCGCTTGTGGAATGCGCATTGATTCTTTGCGACATTGTGTTTCTCCCTCGTCATTGGTAGAACCCTGTTGGGTACCATGTTGGATGTAGAATTCTGACATAATATCGTCAGGAGGTGGCACATCTGGAATGTGTACGCCGCCGACCTGAGCCTGACTGACGCCCCTGTCGTATGTATCGTACTCATCCCCCGAATCCATTAAATCACTAGGGTCTCCTTCTGCTTCAGGTGGGGGTGAGTCCTCCATTTCCCGGTCTAGTGGATTCTCTGGCGTGGTGGTCATGGCCATCTCTTGGTCAAGTACATCAACACTAGCCACTACCACGTCTGGTGCTGCTTCGCCAGTAATAGCTTCATACACATCACACATGATACCCCAGTCTTGGGTTGTCATTGCTTCACGAAACATCTCTCGTACTGTACTCATATCTTTTGGCTCCTCTTGGTTTGTTGTAGGTCGGAGAATGACTTGGATGTAGCGCGTAATTGGTTGGGCAAATATTCTATGCACTTAGCCTGTAGCTCAGCGTCACTTGCAATCTTGTGTAGTTTGATTGCTACGTCGTTGTCCTTACTGGCTAATAGTCTTCGGTATTCAAATGGTGTGTATTTACCACCATACTGTGCTATGGTCTTGGCTACTAACCAATCAATGTATTTGTTACACCAATCAATGTCGGCTCGCAGACGATTCAATGCCAGTTGGATGTATGTGCCTGCTTGGTTGAGTATCACGGACGCTTCACCGCATTCCTCGGCATCCATTCGACGTATTTCCATGGTGGTCATGTTAAGAAAACGTTCGACTTCATTACTAGGACGCAGTACACCCAGACCCAGCTTGGCCGGATACCGTTCCAGCAGCCGGGTAACCTTTTCACGTTTCAAGTCTAGCGGTGACTGTTCCTCAGTCGTTTGCGTTTGCAATTCGTTCTCTCCACTCATCGTCGTTCTCCGAGAAGGGCAGGATGGCTACGCTGAAATTGTTCAGATGGCACCAGTCAATTTTGCGATTATCACGATTGCAAGCCTGGACGAAGCCACGACGGTTCTTGTGGAAGTGTGCGTTGAACTTATAGTGCTGCTCTCCATGACATTCTATCACGACCTTGCGACGTGGCAAATAGAAGTCGCAAGTTAGGTTTTCGCCTGGAATAGGTACTTCCTCAAGTATGGGTTGCGTAGGATACATCTGTCGTAGAAGTTCTCGACAACGTAAATGTAGCGATGACCTGGGTCTCCTGTCGTTGAATCCTACCTCATGTCCCTGAGGTGGCCATGGGTGTTGCCTACCATGCAAATCTTCAACACTCATTCTTCCATCCCCATCATTGTATGGAAATCCTTCAACAGTAACTCTCGTTCATGGTCGTTTTCACGAATGCGGTTAACCAATTTATCTTTGCCTTGTACCTTATACTTTTGTCCATCGTTCCACTCTTCGCCTTCAGCCAGATGGTCTTCCATGTAGGTAAGCGTGTACCAACCACTGTTTTTGAACACAAAACCTAGCTCCATGCTCATGTCCACAATTTCATAGAGTTCGTCAATACCAGTGCCATAGGTAATCATGGACTTGGCTCGTTGTCCAGGTGGTGAGAAACCAGATGTGGATGTGGTAATCCAATCTACTTCCTGGCCTAGGGGACGACCATCTGTTAGCCCGTCTTCTCGTAGAAACGCGAAACCCTTACACTCTAGACCAACATCATATCCGTACTTGATTTTGGTACCACCACTCACCAATTTGTTCTTACCAAAGCCACTGGTGTTAGCATAGAAGTGTAAGATACCTATTAAGATAATGTCGTTCACAGGAATGATGTTACACAAACGCTTGCAGAACTTCGACATGAGGGTAGCCCCAGGTGCCCTGTCCTGCTGATTGAGTTCGTTTTGCATCTCTTTTTCAGTGACTAGCTGTGAGATAGAATAAATCACAATTACAGCAAGTCGAACATAGTTTGCATGGTCTTCGGCAATATTGAGGAATTCATGCGCTTTGA